TCCGCATCGCGATTTTGGCAGTTCCCACGTTTGCTCTGCGTAACGGCGCGTAGCCGCATCACCGTCAGTCACCCTTCGGAGTAGCTACCGAGGGTTAGGAAGCCCCAAGTCTCCCGGCTTGGGGCTTCCGTCATTCCGGGAGCAATTGGCATGGCCTTCCAGAAAATCTGCGAGTACTGCGACGCGTCCTTCACGAGCAATGGACGGCAGGCACGGTTCTGTTCGCTCCGGTGCTCTAGTCGCGCGCACGGCCCATCTAGGAGCGCCCATTACTCGGCCATCCGGCCATCCGGATGCGCGAGTCCCGGATGTGACGAGCCCCGTGTTCCGCAAGGTGACCGCAAGCGGGCGCCCCGGCTTTGCCGAACCCACGAAAAGATCGAGAAGGCGATCAGGCGACCTCGGACCTGCGAGGTCTGCAACTCCGCCTACGTCCCGACGTACAGCCAGCAGAGGACCTGTAGCCGCCAATGCGGTGCGGAGATCAACGGGCGGGTTGCACAACTGCGATCTACCGTCCACCTGCCGAGGCCGAAGCCCGTACGGAGCCGGCCATGCAAGGAGTGCGGGGCATCGATAGCCCAGGCCCGGACAACCGTCTGCTCGGAGGCCTGTCGCAAAGCGCGCAGGAATCGGGCAGAGCGGGCATCCCGGCTGGTTGGCCGCGCAACTCCGGCGCTGTCGCGGTGCGGGGCCTGTGGGGCGGAGGTCCCGAGCCGCCGGAAGCGCTGTGAGGCGTGTCTTGAACAGACGCGCTGGCGACGCAAGCACAACGAAAGGGTTCGCCGCAGGGCCCGCGACAAGCAGGTCAAGCGGGAGCGCTACACGCTGGCGGAAATCGCCGAGCGGGACCGATTCCGCTGCGGCCTATGCCGTAAGCGCGTGCCCATGACCAGGGCAGTTCCTCATCCGAAGGCTCCGACCATCGATCACGTCGTACCCCTGTCGATCTCCCTCGATGACACGCGGGCGAACGTCCAGCTGGCCCACTTCGAGTGCAACTGGCGCAAGGCGGACGGCGGATCTCAGCAACTGGCCCTGATCGGCTGATGGAGGTGGCGTGATGCCGAACCCTCCGAAGATGGAGCCCCAGCGCGGCGCTCGTGGTCGCGGCATCACCAACCTCCCCGCCGAGGGCCGCAAGGGCGGGCCGCCCGAGTGGCCGCTCGACGAACAGACGCCTGCCGAGGCCCGGCTGTGGCGCGAGCTGTGGACCACACCGCAGTCTGTCGCGTGGGAGCGGATGGGCTCAGGAACGCACCGCGAGGTTGCCCGCTATGCCCGCCTGGCGATCGCGGCCGAGGACTTCGATGCCAAGGCCGCCACGCATGCGCAGGCCACCGCGCTGGCCGACCGGCTTGGCCTCACCCCGAAGTCGATGCGTCTCCTGCTCTGGCAGGTGGTTGCCGACGAGGTAGCCGAGAAGCGCCAGGAGACGTCCGCCGGTGCCCGTGGCCGGATCAAGGCGGTCGGCTGATGGCCGAGGGCCACGTCACCGCGGTGAAGCGGGACGACGGCACGGTGTGCCTGTCGGTGGAGCCTGGCATGTTGAAGATCTCGTTCGGGCTGCTTGCGCAGGCGGAGCCGGAGTGGCTTGAGATCCGTGACGGCCTGGTCATTTTCCGGGGTGTTGAGGACGACGGCCGGCAGCAGGTGGTTGTCTACCGGCCGACCGGCGTGGAGCAGGGCCCTGAGGGTGGCTGGCTCGTCTGCGATCCGGTCGACTGATGCCGTGGCGTGGCCCGTCCGAGGAGGGCGAGTTCCCGACTCTGGGCTACGACGTCGGGGAGTGGATCGAGGCGAACTGCGTCGTCCCCGACGGCTACCTGCAGGGCCAGCCGTACAAGCTCACCGACGAGATGTGGCGCTTCTTGGTCCACTTCTACCGCCTCTACCCGTACGCCGCGCCCTGGCCGGCCCCTGACGCCCTGCGCTACACCGGTGCCCAGCTGCGCCGGTCGCAGAAGTGGGGCAAGGACCCGTTCGGCGCGGCGATGATCTGGGCGGAGGCGCTCGGACCGACCCGCTTCGACGGCTGGAACGCCGCCGGCGAGCCGGTCGGCTCCCCGTACCCGACGCCGCTGATCGTCTGTCTCGGCACGTCGGAGGACCAGACTGACAACACGTGGCGGCCCTTCGTCGCCATGGGGCAGATGGGCCCGCTCGCCGACCTGTCCGGGCTGGACGTGGGCCTGACCCGGTGCACGCTGCCCGGCGGCGGGAAGGTCGAGCCGGTCACCACGTCGGCGAAGGCCCGGCTGGGTGCGCCGCTGACGTTCCTGACGATGACCGAATCGCACCTGTTCACGCTCCAGGGTGGCTACCGCAAGGTGGCCGGCGCGGTGAAACGGAACGTCGCCGGCATGGACGGTCGCTGGCTCGAGCTGACGAACGCGTGGGACCCGACCGAAGGCTCCGAGGCACAGGTCACCCACGACAACCCCGACGACCGGGTGCTGATCGACACGGTCGAGCCGCGGCGCGTCGAGGATCTGACCGACGACGATGCCCTATACGCGGAGTTGCTGCGTCAGTACGGCGACAGTGCCCGGGAGCGGGGCGGCTGGGTGAATCTCAAGGGCCGGATCATGCACGAGGTCCGGTCGCCGCGGCACCTCGAGGCAGACCGGCGCCGGTTCTTCCTGAACGAGATCGTCGTCGGCGAGTCGGTGTTCGTGGACCCGATCCGCTGGGATGCCCTGGCCGAGCCGGAGACGCTGACGCCGGGCACGCAGATCGCGCTGGGATTCGACGGCTCGAAGTTCCGGGACGCCACCTCGCTGATCGCCTGCCGCATGTCCGACGGGAAGCTGTTCGAGCTGCACACCTGGGAGCGGCCGAAGGGCGCCCTGCAGTGGCGGGTGCCGACGGCCGAGGTCGATCAGACCGTGAAGGCGACGTTCGCCGCGTACGAGGTGACGCTGCTGTTCGCCGACCCGTACCGGTGGCAGGACTACCTGGACACGTGGGCCGGTCAGTGGCCGAAGCAGATCGTCGAGTTCCCGACGAACGTCGAGCAGCGCATGGACAAGGCCATCGAGCGGTTCACGACCGCGTTCGCGGGCGGCGACATCAAGCACGACGGCGGCGACGCGCTGACCCGGCACGCGAAGAACGCGGTCCTGGTGAAGGGGTCGAAGAAGAAGCCCCGGCCGGGCGAGGACACCGACATCCCGCAGTACTACCTGAAGATGGCCAAGCGCGGCACCGGCCAGCTCATCGACGCCTCGGTCGCCGCGGTGCTTGCCTACGCCGCCCGCGGGCAGGCGATTGAGGATGGCGCTCTCGTGCCGGAGCAGGTTCAGCCGTTCTTCGCCTCGTGGCGATAGGAGACCCGTGACGTTCTTCGATCAGGCCCTGGCAGGGCGGATCACCGCCGAGGCCCGCCGGACGCATTTCTGGCGCACCGTCCTGACCGTGATAGCCGGCCTGCTATTCGGGGTCGGCTGGCTGAGCTTCAAAACGCTGGCCGGCATCTGGTTCGTGGCCGCCTGGTGCGGCGCGGCCGTGAAGGTGGGCTGGCAGGAGGCCCGCACCGCCGATCGCCCCTGAAACGAACGGAGTGACCGGTGGGCCTGCTCGAGAGGATCGCCGCTGCCCGCGGTCGCGACGAAAGCCGCTTCTCGACGGATCAGTGGCTCGGTGAGTACCTGATTCCGTCTCAGTTCAACTACAACGGCAACACCTACCCGCTCGGCCTGAACCAGACCCTCGCAGGCCAGCGTGTCCAGGCCGTCGCCGCGACCCTGCCCGGCTACGCGGCCGCCCTGCGATCCTGTCCACCCGCCTTCGCGGCACAGATGGTGCGGGCCCTGGTGCTCTCGCAGGCCCGATTCGTGTTCCGTAACCGGCCGTCGTCCCGTACCCCGCGGCGACTGTTCGGAACGACGGAGCTTGGCATCCTTGAGCGCCCGTGGCCGAACGCGACCACCGGCGAGCTGCTGGCCCTCATGGAATGGCACGCCGGACTGGCGGGCAACGCGTTCGTCATCCGCCAGCCGACTCGACTCCGCGTCCTACGCCCCGACTGGTGCGCGGTCGTCTACGGCTCCGACCAGGAGCCTGAAGACGCTGCCACCGCGCTGGACGGCGAGATCATCGGCTACGTCTATCAGAACGGTGGCATCGGCTCCGGCCGCTCCAAGCCGCAGACGATCCTGCCGCAGGACATCGCGCACTGGTCGCCGCTGCCCGACCCGGAACGGCCCGGCATGGGCCAGTCGTGGGTCACCGCCGCGTTGCAGGACATCCAGGGCGACCGGGCCGCGACCCAGCACAAACTGCGGTTCTTCGAGAACGGCGCGACGCCGAACATGGTCGTCAAGGGCATCACCGCGGCGACCAAAGAACAGTTCAAAGAGATCGTCGACGCGATGGAGGACAACCACGCCGGTGTCGCCAACGCCTACCGGACGTTGTACCTGGCCGCCGGCGCGGACGCGACCGTCGTGGGCGCCGACCTGAAGCAGCTCGACTTCAAAGCCACCCAGGGTGCGGGCGAGACCCGCATCGCCATGCTGGGCCGGGTCCCGGCGCCGCTGCTGCAGATCTCCGAGGGCCTGGCCGGGTCGAGCCTGAATGCGGGCAACTTCGGCATGGCCCGGCGGATCTTCGCGGACACCTGGGTCTATCCCTCGCTGCAGGACTTGTCCGCGGCGGTGTCGCCGATCATCCGCGTCCCGTCCGATGCCGAGCTGTGGACCGATACCGGCGACATGCCGTTGCTGCGTGAGGACGCCAAGGATGCCGCCGAGATCACGTCGGTTCAGGCGTCCACCATCGGCCAACTCGTCCGGGACGGCTATACCTCCGACTCGGCCAAGGCGGCCGTGGTCGCCAACGACATGAGCCTGCTCGTGCACACGGGCCTGGTTTCCGTCCAGTTGCAGACGCCTGGTTCCACGCCACCCAACACCGCCCCGACAGGAGGGTCAGCGTGACCAGCACCCTGACCGAGAAGGCCCCGATTCTGCTGCGGGCCGCCGAGTTCCGCTCGACCGGCCCCGCAGGTGACGGCCGGACCCTTGAGGGCTACGGCGCGGTGTTCAACTCGCCGACCCGGATCCAGTCATGGGAGGGCGAGTTCGACGAGGAGATTGCCCCCGGCGCGTTCAAGCGGACGCTCCGTTCCCGGATGCCGGTCCTGCAGTTCGACCACGGACGCGACGCCCGCACCGGTTCGGTGCCGATCGGGTCGATCGAGCAGCTCAACGAGGACGAACGGGGCCTGTTCGTCCAGGCCCGGCTGTTCGACAACGACCTGGTCGAGCCGATCCGGCAGGCCATCGAAGGCCGCGCGATCACCGGCATGTCGTTCCGGTTCGCCGTCGCCGAGGAGCGGTGGACCGACGCCGCCGGCGCGAAGGTCAATGCGGGCGAGCTCGAGCAGCTGCTGTGGAATCCGGGCGAGCGCGGGCCGCTGAAGCGCACCATCCTGCGCGTCGACCCGCTGTACGAACTCGGCCCGGTCGTGTTCCCCGCCTACGACTCGACGTCCGTCGGTGTGCGGTCGCTGCTGGCGCAGCTGACCCCCGACGAGCACCGCGCCATGATCCGCGAACTCGCCGCCGACCTGCGGCGTGCGGCGGCCGCGGGCATCGAAGACCTCACCGGGGGGCCTGCACAGGGTGCGGGACGCGGTGAACCAGGTACCGAGCCAGGCAACGGCCGCGGGCCAGCCCTCTCATCCCGTCAGCGCTTCGATACCGAGGCGCTTCGAATCCGAAGGATCCTCCGATGACGGACATCCTCGAGGAGCTGCGCGGCAAGGACCCCGCTGACCTCGACGCCGGCACTCCCGACGAGCTGCGCGGCAAGACCCCCGACGAGCTGGCCGCGTACGTGGAGGTGCTCGACGCGCACCTGCGCTCGATCCACCAGAACGACGACGGTGAGCTGCGCGACAAGACCCCCGACGAGCAGAAGGCCTTCAACTACGGCCTGAAGCTCCGCGACCTCGCGATCTCGAAGATCGAAGAGCACCGCAACATCCAGGAGATCTTCCGGCGCAAGCCGAAGGCCGTGGAGCGGGCGCTGGCGAACATCCGCTACGGCCTCGACGACCCGGGCGCCGACGTCCGCCGGCTGACCGTGCCGGAGGCCCGTGACCGGGCGCTGCGGATCCTCGACGACCGCAACTCCACCCGGCACCTGGCCACCGACCAGATCGACCAGGTCGAGAAGGCCGTGCGCCGCAACACCGACATCGCCCGCCGGATCCTCGTCACCGAGAACGAGGACTACCGGTCGGCGTGGATGAAGCTGGTCTCCGAACCGCACCCGATGCTCACCGACGACGAGCGCAACGCCGTGCTCGCCTACAACGAGTACCGGGCCATGTCCGAAGGCACCACCACCGCCGGTGGCTTCGGCATCCCGGTGTTCATCGACCCGTCGATCATCCTTACCGCGCAGGGCTCCGGGAACCCGTTCCTGAGCCTCGCCAAGCAGGTCGACGTCAACACGAACATCTGGAAGGGCGTCAGCTCGGCAGGCGTGTCCTGGGCGTTCCAGTCCGAGGGTGTGGCGGTCACCGACAACTCCCCGACGCTGGCGCAGCCGACCGTGCAGGTCTACATGGCCCGCGGCTTCATCCCGTACTCGATCGAGGTCGGGCAGGACTACCCGGGCTTCGCCGACGAGATGCAGACCCTGCTCGCGTCCGGCTACGACGAGCTGCTGGTCGACAAGTTCACCCGCGGCTCCGGCACCGGCGAGCCGAACGGCATCGTCACCCAGCTGTCGGCGAACACCAACGTCCGCGTCCGCGTGACCACCTCGGGCGCGCTCGGTACCGCCGACCCGTACGCGGTGTGGAAGGCCCTGCCGCAGAAGTTCCGCCGCAACGCCAACTGGATGATGTCGGTCGGCGTCAACAACGCGATCCGACAGCTCGGCACGGCCAACGTGTTCCACGCGTACACCGACAACCTGCCGGCCGAGTGGGCGGACACCCTGTTCGGCAAGGGCGTGTACGAGTCGCCGTACATGAACGACGTCACCACCTCCACCTCGGCGACCACCGAGCTCGCGGTCGTCGGCGACTGGTCGAACTACGTGATCGCCCGCCGCGGCGGCATGTCCGTCGAGCTGGTCCCGCAGCTGTTCGACGTCACGAACAACCGGCCGACCGGCCAGCGCGGCTGGTTCGCGTACGCGCGGATCGGCGGCAACTCCGTGAACGACCTGGGCTTCCGGCTGTTGGTCAACACGTAGGAGCGGGTATCGGTGCTTACGACCGATGTCCCGCACCTGAAGGGAAGCCCGATGGCGGACGCCACCAGCAAGACCAGCACCACCACCGACAGCAAGCCGGCCGACAAGCCCGCGGCCGGTGCCGCGCCGCGGGCAAACCTCGCGCCGGCGGCCGAGTCTTCCGACCCGGCCGTGCACCAGCTGCTCGCCGAGATCCAGACGGCGCAGATGAACGACGACAAGGACGCCGAGAAGAACGCCCGCGAAGATCTGCGGGCTCTCGGCTACGAGTGACACGCAACCTGCGGTAGCGCACCGCAGGCCAGGAAGCCCCCGGGATCCCAGGTTCTCGGGGGCTTCCGCACACCTGGGAGAGTTTGAGATGGACATCGTCTACGCAACGACAACCACGATGGTGGTCACGCCCGGCGGCGGGCAGCTCCGAGTCGACAAGGGCTCGCACTGGCCGGCCACCGACCCGGTCGTGGCCGCCCATCCGGGCCTGTTCTCCACCGACGCCCGGTACGGGCTGAACTTCAGCACCGAGCCCGAGGGCTACGGCGCACCGGTGGAGCAGGCGACGGCGGCGCCGGGTGAGCGGCGGAACGTGCGCCGTGGCTGAGCTTCCCGGCCGCGACCAGGCCGTCACCGCCGCATACGTGTGCGGCGATCAGGTCATCTACTCGTGGCATCGCAGCATCGTCGAGATGGTCGGATATGACCGGGAGAACAACCGGCGGCTCGCCGCCGGCGGGTTCATCGCGATGCGGCACGGCACCGACGGGCTCGTGCAGGCCCGCAACGCGGCGGTCCGGACGTTCCTCGACGAGGGCAAGGCCGACTGGCTGTGGTGGATCGACTGCGACATGGGCTTCGCCGCCGACACGGTCGACCGGCTGTTCGAGGCGGCCGATCCGGTGGACCGGCCGATCGTGGGGGCGCTGGCGTTCTCGAACCGTGAGGACGACTCCGACGGCCTCGGCGGCTACCGGTGCACGGCGACGCCGACGGTCATGGACTGGGCGAAGGTCAAGGGCGACGACGGCGAGGACCAGTACGGCTGGCAGATCCGCTGGGACTACCCGATCAACACGGTCACCCGGGTCGGCGGCACCGGCGCCGCGTGCATCCTGATCCACCGGTCGGTGTTCG